GAGTACGGTTAATCGCATCAAAACCCGGATCAGAAGCGTAAGCTGCAGGAGGGTATTGCCCTGCACCAAAACCTATTAAAGAAATGCCTGAGTAAAGAGTAATTGCATTGCTGATTAAATAATCTTTAGCGTCAAAGTAGACTGAACCGCCACCAGCAGAGTTCGCTGCGTTAATTGCATTTTGAATTGCAGCAGTGTCATTAGTTGTACCATCACCAACAGCGCCAAAATCTTTAACATTAATTGCATCGTTGAGTTTAGACGCTACAGTACGAGCAGATGCACCTGTGCCAGAAGTAATAGTCCCAACTAAGGTCGAGCCTGTGGAAGCCGCGTAATCTATTGGGGCTGCGCTTGCATTTTGAATTGAAGTAACAGTTCCCGTAACGATAGTTACTGTACCAAAACTATAAAACACGCCAGTAACCGTACCTATAATTTTATAACTTCCAGCAGGAACAGCTATACCTGTAGGGTTTGCAGCGGTAGCTGCAATAAAAGCAGCTGTATCATCAGTTAAGCCGTCACCTACAGCGCCAAAATCTTTAACATTTGGAAAGTCACCAAACATATCTGAGATTAATCTTGGTGTAGCACCAGTTAAAGGAGTACCATTTTCCGATACTATAGCTGTATCAGAGGTAGTAACAGATGCGCCAGCAGAACTTAAACTTAAGCCTGTAACATTTCCATTTCCATCTTGAACTTGTTGAAGTGTTGAAGTTATGCCGCCAGGAACCTGCAATAAGCCTGGAAAGGATAAATTTTGTTGCTGATTCGCTAGGCTAGACATTTACTATTCCTCAAATTTGGTCGATCTAACACGTTTTACGGGGGTTTCTTTACCCTTACTGTCCCATTCTTGGGAAGTTAGCCATCCGTCCTTGGATAAAGCTTTATATTCTTGCTCATCAATGGCAATTGTTGAATTGTCATATGAGTCTTTGTGCATCGAGCATGGATATTCGATTGCCATATTTCACCTTAAAGGAAAAGGTGGGAGATTTTACCCCCCACCTCCAACTTATGCTGTTATATTACCCGCTAATAAACCAGAGTTACTTACAGAGTTCACTAGGAAGTCAGTAGCAACAGGGAATGAACGGACAATTTGAACTAAATATGTATCCGCAGCAGGCGTTTTAGATGCCGCAGTTGGATTTACATAAGTGATACTGATAGTGTTAGCAGATTTTACTCTTGCACCAGCTATAGCAACGCCAGCAGTTTGAGCCGCTGTAGTTGATACAGATACAAAATCACCTACCGCAACGCCAGCAAGAGTAAAATCTTGCTCAGCAGTTGTGATAGCTGCAACTGCAGCGGGAGTTACTGCTAACGATACAATAGCGGTAGCACGGTTAGCCGTGACTGCAACTATATTAGGGCCTGGATTACTCATTTTAAACTCCTATTAACCAGTGATACGGCAAGCCAGCTCAGGATAAACTGTGCTGAAACCATAAAGAACATCAAGACGAGTCGGCAATTGGTCAGAGTTAATATCGTATTGGCGAACCAAACGAATTGACAAACCATCAGCAGAAGCACGTCCAGCCATATCAACACCTTGAGGCAATAATAGGTCAGCAGTACCAAGAGCAAACGCATCGCGATGGAACGCAATAGCATTGGCGTAGCTTGCACCAGCAGAACCTGAAATTACAGTAGCGTTGCCAGAAGCAATAGTACCAGTGGTGCTAGTTACGTTTTGGAATTGACCACTAAATACAGGTGTTGGGAATACTTGAACTGTTTGTGATGATCCAGTACCAGTAGTCAACGCAGTTACTACGAAGTTACGCAGTGTACCAGTTGATTGACGGTTTTGTGGGTTCACAGCGTAAACGCCAGGTATTGTGAAAACAGTACCTCGAGTTAAAGTTTTACCATTAGTAATAGTAGCAGTTAAACCAAAAGTAGTCGCAGCGTTAGTTTGAACAGAACCGCCAGCTTGTGCAGCTACAGCGATAGTGTCAGTACCAACGATGAAAGAACCAGAAGTAAAGTTACCTACGTTTTGATCCATTGCAAAGTTAAAGCCTAAAGTGCTGTCGCCCATTGCGCCTTTCTTGAATATTTCAGAAATAACACCTTGTGGGTTGAACAAGTTAGTCAAACCAGAAACGATACCAACATCAATAGTAGGATCAACAATAATGCTTCTTAATTCATCAACAGGAGCAGCTTCTTGGTTCAATCTAGCACGAGCAGCTAAGATTGTGTTCAAAGATTGAGCTTGGGTTGGTGAGTTAGATAACACGCCAGGAGTACCGACCATGTTATATACGTTCAAGAATTGTTGTAGACCATCATAGTCGATTTTGTTAGCAACCGCAGCAATAGCAGGCTTAATAAAACGATCTGAAAAGTCAGAAATGTTTAAGCTCAAATCTTGAGTTGTAAACGCCATATCAACACCGAATTGGGTGTTCAGAGTCAATGGAACGTAAGTTTCAACAGAAGATTCAACTTGAAGTGCAGGGCCAGTTCTACCAACATAACGAGGAGGTTTTCTCAAGTTAATAGTAGTACCGATTTTTGCGCCTTCGATGGCGAATTTGTCGTCATATTGACGGCTAATAGCACGAGTAAAAACTAAGCTGTTGGTCAAGACCCGCAGAGCTTCGTTTGTAATCATGCTTATGGTAAGCAATTGATTAGACATATTTGTCTCCAAATGAAAAGAAAAAGGTATTTAGCCTGATTTATTTCCAGATGGGAGCCAATCCCTCGAATTATCTGTACTGAGGTTGCCTAGCTATCTAAACAGGCAAAAGTTTAAATAGATGTGAGGTCATTATATACCATATCATATTTAAAATGTACATAAAAAAATGCCACCAATATGGTATTGGTGGCGAGTCGGAGAGCTTTTAGCGTTTTAGACGTGCTACCAGTTTAGCTTTATCTTCTGCATTACGAGCAGCTATATATTCCGAAGTAGACATTTCAGCGTATGATTTCGTGCCATTTACAGTGCCACCAGTGCCATTAATAGGCCTTATTGGTTTCGGAGCTGAACTTGTTCTAGCATCTTGCCTAACAATCGCTGCTAATCTCATACCTGCTTGTACAGGCGACATATTAGAGATTTCATAGGCTACATCAAGGTTTCTACCTAATTGATAGGCTATATCAGGGCCATTTTCCATACCTAATATAGCTTCTCTAATAGTTTGATTCTGAGCTAATATTGGATCAGATGTAATTCTTTCAATAACAGAATCATAATCCGCATATCTAACACGAGCAGCGGCTTCAGCCGTTTCCAATTTGGCTTGTGCAGCTTGTTGAGTTTGCAATCTTGCCCGTTGCTCATATTCCTGAGCGACAGCTTGTTTCGCCTCCATAACCGCAGATTCACGGGTATATTGCATCATTGCATCCATATACCGAGGGTCATACTGACCGCCAGCAAATTGAGACGGATCAGGTGGTGCTAATGATGGCGCTTGTTGCTCTTGAGCAGGAGAATACTGTCTAAGTATTTGCTCCTGCTGCTCAAGCATCTTTTCCAAACGTTCTGCTTGCCTTCTTGCTTCGTGCTTATCACGGGTTAATTCATCAATCCGTTTCTTATACCAAGGGTCTTGTTTTTCGGAGGTAGGTTCTTCAGTTGCTTCTACCTCCTCCTGATTACCCTCTGATTCAACTTCTTGTGATTCAACTTCTTGAATCTCTACGGGTGTACTTTCGATTATTTCTTCGCTCATTTCGTTTCTCCGGGTTTTGCTTCACTTGTTAATGCTGCAATATCAGGTTCCCTTCGCATAGCGCCTGGTCTAATAGGCTGACCAGCAGGTGCTTGACCTTGTGGTGCGCCTTGAGGCATACCTTGAGGCTGTGGAGGTGGCTGAGTTGCTTGCATTTCTAATTGTTCAAATTCTTGATTATTTTCTACTAGCTCTTGAGTTCCCATACCCATCATTAAGGTTAAATTTTCTCTGACAGCAGCTTGTAATTGCGTGTCTGTCATCATAATTTTACCTTCCACGTCCATGCGTTTAGTCTGGGCTTCAAACCATTCACGTTCCTGCTTTTGAAGTTCAATCATGCGTTGGTCACGAAGTTGAGTAATTTCTTGACTCATATGCTCCATTTGACCTGCTAATTCATCCATCATTTGCCGAGCTTGAAGGACTTGTGGATCGACTTTATCACCACTCTTAGCCACCGCTTGTATTTGCGGAGGTAACATGGCTTGAAGTCGTTTGCTGATTTCTTCAGCTCCTGGCCAATCCATATTTTTCAACATCAAATCACCAATGATATTAAATAGTGATGGGTTAGCTTGAGTTAAAGTCAGCATCATTGTGGCTGCTT